GGATCCTGCCGGCTTTACCCGAGCTCGGTGGAGGTGGTAAATCCCCCACAAACCATAATATGGATTACTTGTACAACTGTACCATCCAACAGTCGATCAGAGTGACGTCAATTTCAACGTCAGCGCCAGTATTTAGCTGGACTCATATCGTACATTGTTGGCACCCGCATTGGCGTTGGTCGTTTTGCTTATCCTCCTCTATGTGAGGGGCTTCGCTCATACTACGTAACTTTGCAGTGTGTCAGTTGACCCAGTTGGTGGTTCCACAACCACGACTTCCGGTCATGTACAGCCCAAAAGCTGTCCCTAAGCCACCTGAACAGTTTTTACACTGTAGTGGACCATGACCTTTGTGATCGTTTATGTGAACTTGAACATCCGACCCCCGTAACCTAGGGTAGTAAGAATTCCAATTTGCACCGGTTCGACGTCTCGTCAGGCATTACGCCGCGTATAGTCCCCGGAATCACAAATTCCACCAGTCGTATCAGAGCTACGACTATGCTCCCCACGTGTAAACGCACGGGGTCAAGAGCTGCTTTCGGTGCATCATCCGGCCTGAACACAGGCTTGCCAAGAATACATCCAGCGTAACGGACGGGCTAACGCCGTACCGCCGCAATGTATTCAGTTGTCGTTTTGTTGACTCGAGACAAAACCGAGACCAGACCTCTCAGAACGTTGAGGTCGGGATTTGAGAAACAACGAGATCTGAAGCAGTCACCGTTGTGGCTGTGACACCGTACGTCAAAACGGCTGTAGAGCTAGTCGCGACGAATGTCAGGAAGTTGAAACCCGACGTCGCTGCGACTGGAAATGCTCCAGCATTGACCTTTGTCGTCCCACCCGTGATGGAAACGGAAGGCCCTACCGAGATGACGGTACCTGTTATGAACAGGGAGGCACAGTACTCTTGCCCAATGACTAGCCCGGTCAAGGTGACAAGGTTGGCCGACACAGTCGGGGCCAACGAACCGATGGATATCGGAGCAGTTCCGAACATCGCCGCGGAAGTGATCGCAGTCGACCCAGACACCGTTCCAGAGGGAAACACAGAGTTTCCATAGATAGGTGTGAGAAGATCGATTTCATATTCCACATAGAGTTCGCCACAAACCGCGGATGCGGTGGTGACGTTCTGTGTACAGACATTGAGTGTTCCAACGTCGTACAGCTTCACGTCTGTACCAGGAGGAATAGCTCCGGGTCGCACGAAGTGCGACTTGAGCTTGCTCAGGTCCTCCTGGTCGGAGCTGTGAACACAAGGTTCCCAAGGTGCACTACGGACAGAGTTACGAAATGCCATTGCCGTCTGCTTCGAAAGCACGACAGTGTCTGACGCATCATAGTCCAGTGCCAACACCAGAGATCCACCGAGGCTGGAGGGAGCCTCAGTCTCGTACGCGAATCGCAGTCGGCGGAACCGATACGACTCAAAGCGTTGAGCGATGGATGAGAGCCAAGGAAAGACTCCACTCTGGCCAGGATTCACAGGGTAGGTAGCCGCGCTAAAAGCGGACGGCGTGCCTGCACCTGCAACGACCTCACCGATGTACTCACGATGAATGATGCGACAGTCGCCGTTCTTCATGGAGTTCATCAATGGTCTACCTGATGTGACCTTCTTCGCCCGGGCAACGGGGGCGAACGACACAGTACCGGGCTCGGTGAGCCGGGGTTGTTTCTTCTGGGCCTTGGAACGAGGCGCATTAGCAAGGACGATTGCTGGTCGGCGAGGGTTCTTTCCATTGGCGTTCGCTTGCGCCTTGGGGTTTCTAGTAGTTTTCATGCTAAAAGTGTGTAATTATTGGATCCACCTACACAAAGGCGGACTGTTCATCATAGAATAGATCTGGACCACGTGCCAGTATCCCAATCCGTGCAGTCTCTCGACAAGTTCCGATGGGCGAAACGCTACCACTAGGTCGCCTGCACGAAGCGATTCGAACCGAAGTTCCCTAGGTTTGTTCCGTCAATGTCTCACAAAGATAGCGAGCTGAGCAGTGCATCGATCGTTTAATTACGACGACCGTCTTTTAATGTGTATACACATCTATTAAAAGTAGCTTCAGTCTCTGTACCTCGGAGTTAATCCACCTTAGTACGGCATTTTACCGGTTGCGCAGTGCATCCGAACCGTTTTGGAGAGTCTATGTTCTATGACCCAAGACTCCGACCCCAATTGGTCGAAGGGGCAGTTTAACGTCTTGCCCAGGACGCATGCCAGTGATAACCAATCACTGACCCAGCATTAAGTCTGCCAACTCGTCGTCGATCCCGAAGGCGACGCACGCACCGGCGTGGCTGCAGAGTTCTGCATCCAGGTCCTTCCCGAGCTTTGAAGCCCAGTCGTTACCCTGAGTACCGAGAAACCATTCCTCGTCCTCAACGTCAGTGTCTTCACTGTCGGACTCTTCTTCAGAGACCCGTAACCGCATCTTATCGATAGCAGTTCTGCGTGTGTTCAGCATTCGCTTTTTCACAGGGCGGATTGCGTCAAATGACTCAACCGAGATAACCTCACCACCAAAGGTGAAGGATTCCCAGTCCGGGTCATAGACCTCGCGCGCCTCGGTCCTCGTCTTGGATGCCCTAGGAACAGAGCATACTCGCATGAAATGGCATTTGTTCTGCGCAAGTTCACGGAGTCCTTGACGACCCTTCAGGTAACGCTGTTCGCGTTCCAGTGTCTCAGGTACGAGCCACGGGGCCCTTAGCTCTGTTGGAGTCTCCTCCGGAACAGGCCCAGGTAGTGGACCGAACCCCAGATGACCATTCGGTGAATGCATCAAGAGTCGGTAAGCTAGCTGCCGTTGGGCAACAGTGGATTTGAACGGGACAACCGCCTCCACTCCCATCCCCCCTAGAGAGCATGGAAAGAAGATCTGTCTCCCCTGACATTCGGCTTGTATCTCCGGCCCATGTCGCTTCAGGTACCCAGCAAGAATGCGTTGAGTACTTTCACCACCACGAGTCCCCTTCAGGAGCTCGCCGATAACAGTAACTTTCGAAGACTGTTCAGGCCCGGACACCATAGTCTCGGACTTGTTCATAACTTTGTTCTGACCGAAATACAGGCCGGAATTAAGAAACGGAATCGCAACTGGAGTGTGAGTTGAAACACCGAAGTTTCTGAACTTACTCGTCAATTTGTAGTGGAAGCATGCACTGTTCGCGTTCGCAAATGTGCCATGGTGGTAAGCCTTTCCAGGGCTCATCAGTAGACCCACGCGCTTACCATAAGACACGTGTTTCTCCCAAAGACTCCGTCTCGCGACGTAGAGCATATCATCACCGTTGATAAGGACTCCCGCAAGCTTCTCGCGGAGAGGTCGATCATCATCCTCAATGGTAGTGAGATAGAGTGCCAGATTTGCCAAGCAAAGAACTGGGAAGGAAAGGATGGAACCCATGAGCTGGCCATTCTTTTGGTTGACCGGCTTCACAGCCTGGTCATGCGGGAAAGGGTACCTACAGCGATGAGGCGCAAGTACACTCTTCCAGACCTCCTTCAGGTCACTCCTCTGGTTCCTGACAAGCCTGTCAAGAATAGCGGCGGACAGCTTCGCACTGAGTCCGTCGGTGGCGGCAGAATAGTCTATGGAGAACCACTCATAAGGCCCCACACCAGCATTTACACGATTCCAATCAAGGTCCATCAGGTCCGTCGCACTGAGCGGACGGCCGATCAACCGGAAACAATCCATGCGACGCATGATATCGTGAATGGCAACCTGTAATGGTTTGCTGACATAGTAAGGGATAGATTCCCCCTTGCTAATGACCCGAGTCTTTAAAGGCTCCAGGACCACTTGGATGGTGGCCATGATGCGCTTCCCTCGATAATCAAGAGCGTGACCATGAATGGTATCCCGCCAAACTTGCTCGTCGCTTTTGTAGCGGTAGCACTCTGTCATACAATTGCGTCGTACGACGCCGTTGATGAGAGCCTCAGTTTGGTAGACCATCTTATCGAGATCCGGCACCTCTTGCCGATCCCGCGAACGATAGAAAGCGAGTTCCGTCAGCCGTCCTAGCTGACCACCCTTGTCTCTGGATCGTTCATAACACGCGCGTGTGGACGCGACGTGACGAGGCCCCGGTCCGGGTAACTCGTAAGCACTCAAATACTCCTCGAGTGTTGAGGGAAAGTAAGTCTTAGTCAATTGTTTCGCGATAGTCGCAAGCACTGGCTCGATCTGCTCCATGCAGGATTCAAGCATTACCTCATCAATGGGATCTTCGATCTCCATTGCCGCACGGTGGTCCTCGTAAGCGAGTCTGACCATCCCTTCAGTTAGAGGGTGCGCACATCGTTTGGCTTGCAGGAAGCTGTACCAAAGATGTGTGTTACGACGGGTCACACGACCCATGCGGAATTTGGCCCAGCGTTTGTACTGGCCAATTGGTTTCCACACCAACGGTGGGGACTTGGGAGCATCAGCTCTCAAGTACCTCGCCATGGGAGCGACAGTAAGGTACTTCGCTCTCTTGACATAGACCGCCTCCTCTTCACAGGTGAGGTAGTCAAGCACTTGGGTTTTGAAGCTGTCCATGACAGTCTTCGGCGCGTTGTGGTCTCTCAAGACCAACAAAAGTCCGCGCAGCAGCCCTTGAGCTCTTTGTCTTCCCATTTCCAACTTAGAAATGGCAGGTGGCTCAGTCACACCTGGTCCTCGGGGAGCCGTTTCGGCAACTCCCTGGACAACGTTTTCCAGCGCGACACCTCGTGTGTTAGCTGGCTCGACTGTTAAGTATTGTTCACTGCGTCCTGCAGTGTTTAACATTTTCGATTTGTTGATAGTATACGTC